TTCATACTCATCATTTTATCATTTACTGCTTTTATGATAGGTGCCAATAGTTGGCGTACTTCTCTAGGATCCATTACCTCGGTCAATGGCCACTCTACTTCACGCTCCAAAGTCTGTAGAACATCTTTCAGTATCTCTCTAGGTTCGCCCCAGTCGCTGCCTTCCGAGACCCCTTCGTCTATGTCTAACGGCTCATCATCAACTCTAGGTTTGTATTCGCTGGGTTCTTCACCTCTTATAGCCTTGTAGGCAGCATCTAAGATCTCCATTTTAGTAGGATGATCTAAACCCTTATACCATGATTTTTCCTGTAGTTGATCAAACACATCTCGACGTTCTGCGTTTTCAAAGTTTTCGTCATAGTCAGTATAGGTAAATGATACTCTCCGACCTTCGATATCTAAGGTTAAAATGATTTGATCTAAGTCATAGTCTTGATCAACTACACTGATGCCTTCCGCCACACCTTTCTTTTTGGCTTTTCTTTCTGCGGCTCTGCGAGCAACTTCCTCGGGGGTCACTGGCGTTCCATCAGCATAAAATTTCTGATCTTTGCCATATCGAGCCTGACGGATCGCCTTTTGTGATTTGGCCAAAGCGATAGCATCTCTCCATTGTCGTGTATCTTCTATATCATCCTCTGAGCCTTCCGCCATCACCTTGCCTTTGTGTTTTACATCTCCCTGTTTTGCGGCTTTCTTTCTATCTTTATGTTTGCCAGCACCAGAGGTAGTTTTCCCGGCATTTTTAGCCACGAAATTCCTAGGTTTAGCAGCAGCTTTTTCTAAAATGATGTCGTTGATTTTCATAATATGTTATTTATTCTTACCGCCTTTCATATTAGCACACCAATGATACATCTTTCCTTTTTCGCCACCGTATTTCTTAGCACGAGCTCTAAGATCTGTTACAGAACCTTTACAACTAGCCCCTGATTTTTTAACTCTACCAGGACGGCTCTTGCCCTTTACTTTGCCATCCGCAAAGTTTTCGGAAATTATTTCACGTACTTTCATATAGATCTTCCTAGAGATTTTGTAAAGTTTATGAAATCTTGGAAAGCTACTTTTCTATCCTGTAGTCCAGCCAGGCCTGGATTTATAGGCTTGGTCACAGATCTAACATCATCAAAATTATTCACGTTTGGTTGTACACGCTGCTTCCAAAACCATACTGCTATTTTCGCAGCTATTTCTGGTTTTTCTGCTAGTTCTGGTTTAGCTTCTAAAGGCAAGCCTAGAGCCTCACCGGCACGTTTATAATTGTAACGACCAGTAAGCTGTATGTATCCTCGACCTTTGTATCTAGCACCATCGCCCACTTTGGTATTTCCTAAAGCTCGTGCCTTCTTGGGAGCATATTTAGGATCATACTTTTTAAAATCTAAGCTCCCGCCATATTCTACCATAGATTTAAAATCATGGCTTTCGTGAGCGGCCTGTGACAATAACGCTGCTAGTTCTACCGGATCGGTTATTCCCGCACGGTTAGCTTCTCTGATTAATATAGCTTCGTGCATGGTACCTGTCAGTGTTTTACTAACATCGAGTTTTTTCTCTGACTTCTTTTTCTCTGGCTTCTTTTTCTCTGGTTCTTTGACTTCAGGCCATTTCGGTACTTTGATTTCTTGACCAGGTTTGACCGTAAAATTTTTATCTAGTTTGTTTAGTTTTTGTATGACCTGCGGGGTAGTACTAAACGCTTTAGCTATAGAATATACGGTATCACCCTTTTGTACCTGTACTCTTTCTACGTCAGCTGCTGCAGGCCCGCTTAAAGCGACACCGGCACCTAACGCAGCACCTGCTATCCAATCTCGCCACCCTTCGTCTAAGTTATCTTCTTTTATTGATGGGGGGCATTGATTATCGATGCAGGCTACTTGGTGTCCTAGCTTGCGAAAATAATTGATTATGTCTTTGTTTCTTTTTCCGAAAGTACGTAGATATTTCTTTTCACCGTTATCTAAAGTTACTTGTACGTATTCTCCCTCGTTAAACTCTTTGCCTACTAGTTCAGTGCCTGTGATTTTTTTGATCAATGCCCAAGCTGAACGACTGTTTTTTTCTTCTATGAATTTTTTTAACAGGGCCTTTTGTTGTGGAGTAGCTTTCTTGAAGAAAGCTGCTAGTTCCATTGCTCCTAGATTTCCTGGATAGGCTGCCTCACCTACAGCAACACCTGCACCACCACCACCGGCTCCGCTATAGCCTACGGCAGTACCGTACATGCCAAATGGTCCCGGACCGTAGGCAGCACCTTTAACACGCTTTCTCCGTCTCTTTCTCTTTGCTTCGTTGACGACCTCGGAGATCTTCATGCCTTTCTACCTCGAAACTTAGGTGGGAAGCCCAACCAATACGGCCGGCTGAACCATAGCTTAAACCAATCCAGATCACCGGGTCGTATGTTCATTTCTCGCTCAAGACGATGTTTTTCTGTGCCAGTATGTGAAATGTTTTCTGTGGCCACTGGTTGCCAACCTTTGAATTCGCTGACGCCCGCTAACTTCTTGATACGATCGAGCTCGTCCATGCTATTTTTTCTTAGGTGCAGCGAATTGAGCCATTCTCTCTTTGGCCTTGGCCATAAGTGCTCTAACTTCGTCGTCACTGAGTTCAGGACTCATGGCATCTCTCCATGCTTTGAACTGTTCTTCGGGAGATACGGTAGGATCGTTTAAGATGTTCCTTAGCGGAGTAGCCCTTGGCCCCTCTTCACCTGCTGAAGGATCTCCAGTTTCCTGCCTGCTGATAACTTCTAGATTATCAAAATCAAAAGGTATCTCACCTTTTTTGTTAGGTTTACCATTGTATTGTTTTAGATATTGGAAGGCTTTGACCTGATCCGCACCTAAGACTACTATAGCATTTTTATAACCTTGTTGATTTAGGTTGGATAATACTTTTGTTAGATCAGGTATCTCGTCGCTGGCTGCTTGGAATATATGTCCCTGTTTAGGAAAAACTTTTTTATAGATAGCGATCTTTTCATCGGCGGTCAGTGGATCATCTTTACCAACGGTCCTGCTAACGACGAAGTAAGGATCTCCGTTAGATTTTTTAGCCTGTGTGATCACGGAGCTGGCCAACATCATGTGTCCCTTGTGCCCCATACCTCGACCCCAACCTACTACTGCGGTATCACCTTGACCGGTTCTGGATATTTTTTCGAATAGTTCTCTTATAAACATGTTATTCTTTCCTTGGTGCCCATGTATCTTGATCGATGGCTTTGACGAACTGACCTGGAATATCTTTCTTAAACTTACCGCCTGGATGCGCCTGCACATATCCCTCGGGTTTGGTCTGCCTAACTCCGCCATGTGTTCCGGAACTGATCTTCTTGATCATATCCATTTTAGCAGTCGTCAACATTTCCACGGCATTTAATACTACGTCTAATCCTTTGTCTGCTATTACTTTGTTGGCCTGTCCAGCAGACAAATTTTCTGCGGCCCATGCACGGAATTTTTCTTTGACACCAGCTACACGTTTGTTCTGATTGTAAAACTTATAGAGTATTTCTCCAGGTTTGCTCAATCCAGGTTTAGGCGCTAGGAACTGATCTATGACAGCGGCATTCTGTTCTATGTATTGCTCGGCTTGATCTACTAGCCTGTCGTCGATCTCAGGAGCCTTTTCTACGTAGGTAGTGCCCTGTACTATGACGTCATTAGTAGATAATCCCTGCGCACCAGGATATCTAGTTTCCTCGGAGCTGCCTAGATTTTTGTAATATCCTGTAGCTGCTATCATGATCTTAGCTTTGGCTATCCTTTTACCTAGATCAGAATCTCGATGTATATGGAACGTAGTGATATTGGGAGTAAATTCGTACTCGCCTGTTTCTTGATTTAACACGGCTGCTGCAGTGGAGCCATCCGGTTTAGTTCCAGGATAGAATAATAGCCCGCCTTCGATGAATCCATCTGGAGGACTGGCTTTTTCGAAATATGGCCACAAGCTGGCTAGTTGTTGGGCATACTGTTTTCTTTTGACTTCGGCTTCTTTGTTCTCGGGCGGCTTACCAGTGCCGAGGATGAACTTGCTGATGTCTCCGGGTTCGGCCATTGCTGTTTTGATTCCACCATCTAACTCAGTCTTGCCTCGCTTGAGATATTCCCAGGCGTTCTTAGGTATCAGCATGAATTGACCATCTTCGGTCCGACCCCAATAGACCACAGGGCTGCCGTCCCATTTCAGTTCTATGGTACCACTTTGACCAGCCATTGACCGCAGTCTCTCAGCGGCATGTATTCCACCGTCGCTGCCATTGGTAAAAACTAGATCTTCTATGTGCTGGTATTTCCTACCAATAGCTGGCGCAGCTTCTCTGAGAATGAATTCTCGAGCTCTCATTTCACGCTCGCTATGTTGATCATCTGCCGGAACCAAACATTGGTACCTTCCTGCATGTCGGGAAAATACTTGTTTTTGATTTCATGATACTTCTTTGGATAGTTGCGCAGGGCTGCTAGGACTTTCTTAGGATTGCCCATGTCGGCAGCAGAAGCAGTGGGTCCTATGATTATCTTGGCTATCTCATCTTTATCGCCGGTGACCAACTGTTTGGTCTGCCTATCTACTAGTCCTTTGTAGGGACTCATCATCAGGCTAGGATGACCTTCTACGCTGCTGAGATTAGCGAGGTCGGCCCACATGGCATGCAGAGTACCGCCCTTCATGGTAGGATCATCATAGTCATGCATGTGCAATGGCTGTGCGGCTGCTGCCTTTTCTACAGCCATGAGATCTACTTGTACTAACTTATCAGTATCGCCGATGGAAATTCCCACATGCACGCTGACACCTGTTCTCGCAGCCTGCAGTCCCTTGGCCTTGAAATAGTCTTCTAGTTCTTTGCGACTGAACTTTAATTCTTTGGCAGGAAAAGCAGCCATCAGCTCTTCAGCATCAATCAAAGCGTCTATGTCAGAACTGACTTCTTTTTTGCCTGCGGAACCGATAGGATAGAGATTCAAACCTTTAGGCAAGATCTTTTCGAGATTGGCCATCACTAGAGGAAAGTCAGCTTTGTTTAAAGGAACTGCTCCCTGTATTACGTTACCACCTTCGGAAATGATCATCCTTCACTCCTGTCATATCGGCCTTTGATGATGTTGTCTCGCTCTTTGGCGAAAATCTGTCTAGCGACTTTGTCTCGATCTACTTCAGTAAACACACTGATCGGATTGGTTGATACTTTGAATTTTTCGCAGTAAGCATCTGCAGCTCGATCGACACAGTTTCTGAAACAGGTTTCCTCGCATCTTTTTCCGGATTTTATCCTGTCTCTGACTTTAACGATCTCTGGATAAAATATTTTTCTATAGAACAACGGATCGTTGCGCATGAATACCTGCAGATCGTCACAGAGATCTACGTCTTCTAATTCTTTTAAATTTATGAATTCTCTTAGCAGCATGATATCACCATTTGCGACAGCTCCAATAACGAGCCTTGGTTCGAGGACCGGGATTGTCGCAGTTGTGTCGAGCGCGAAAAGATTTTCTTCGAGCCGGATCGCTTTTCTTGATCTTCATGTTAGGATCACCAAAATTAACCTTGACTACATTCCCTTGAGGGTTGCGTACATAGACTTTGAATTTTTTGACATCGCCCTGCATGGGCTTCCCTAGGGAAACTTTACGTCCTCGGTATTCAGCTTCCTCTAGGGTCTCTTCGATCTCACCGTAGATCAGATGAAAATCGTCGCCGTGATAGGTTTCTTCCAACCAATTTTCTGGTCTGCTTAGATTTTCGAATAGTTCTTTGAAAGTAGGCATAGCATAAACCCTGTTAACAAATTATTTATGCTATTATATGCCTAGCTCGCAAATCAGTTGCTTTCGGAAACTAGATCCTCTTTTGGTTCAGTGATCAGTTCTAAACCATCATTAGACACGTTTATCGACAGCTTCCCGCCATTTTTCAAGTCTCCGAACAGCATCATTTTGCTCAAAGGACGCTTGATTTCTTTGTCTATGACCCGTTGCAGAGGTCTTGCACCCATCTTGCGATCGAATCCTTTGTCTACGAGGTAATCGATGGCATCGTTGTCGATCTTGATCTTGATTTCTTTGTCTTTGATCTGTTCTTTGAGCTCGACGAGGAATTTGCCCACGATCTTGATCATAGTTTCTTTGCTGAGGCTGCCGAATCTGATCACTCCGTCTAAGCGATTGCGGAATTCTGGTGCAAAGAATTTCTTGATTTCTTTGTCTTCGTATTCGTTTTCCTGATTGCCGAAGCCAATCTTTAGCTTCTCAGCCTCTGATGCGCCTAGGTTTGTGGTCATGATCAATATCACGTTTCGGGCATCTGCGACTTTGCCATTGCTGCCAGTGACGAAACCATTGTCCATCAACTGTAAAAGGATGGTACTGACATCAGGATGGCTTTTCTCTATCTCATCTAGCAGTAGAACGCAGTGTGGATTTTCCTGCAATTTCGTGATCAGCAATCCTGCGTTTTCTTCGAAGCCCACATAGCCCGGAGGACTACCGATCAATTTCGACACTGAGTGCTTCTCTTGATATTCGCTCATATCGAAACGTATCATAGGAATACCAAGATGCTTAGAAATCTGCTTGGCAGCTTCAGTCTTACCAACACCAGTGGGGCCCATAAACACGAAGCTACCAATGGGTTTGTTTTCGGGTTTCAGTCCTGCTTGAGCTACTAATATCTTGTCTACGACTTCATCGATGGCTTCATCTTGCCCGTAGACTTCGCTCTTGAGGTTCTTATCTAATCCTGCGAGATTGTTGCTTTCTTTTTCCTTGATAGTTTCTTCGGGCAGTTTGACCATTTTACTGAGCTCAAACTGCACTTCCTGGGTACCGATCACACGAGTATCGCTGTCTTTGATATTAAACCTAGAACAGGCTACATCGATCAAATCGATGGCCTTGTCGGGTAGTTTTTTATCGTTCATGTATTTCACTGACAGTTTTACCGCCGATTGGATAGCTTCGTCGGTGATTTCTACTTTGTGATGATCCTCGTAGTATTTTTTGATGCCTCTGAGGATCTCAATGCTCATTTCTGGTGACGGTTCGTCTACCGTGATCCTTTGGAATCTGCGCATCAGGGCACGATCTTTTTCGAAATATTTGCGATATTCTTCCCAGGTAGTAGATGCCACTACTTTGATGTTGCCTTTGCTCAGTGCAGGCTTCATCATGTTGGCTAGATCGTTGGAACTGTTGCCACCTCCTGCGCCTGCACCGGAGATCATATGGGCTTCGTCGATGAACAGCACAGTTTTGCCTTTGGTCTGCAGAGCTTTTAGCACGATCTTGAAACGTTCTTCGAAGTCTCCTCGATATTTAGAACCGGCCAACATGCTGCTGATATCGAGATTATAAACGGTGTATTCTTTGAGGAAGTTAGGAACATTGCCATTGACGATGTTATAGGCCAGACCTTCTGCGATCGCAGTTTTACCTACACCAGGATCGCCAACTAGCAGGACGTTGTTCTTGGTCCTACGTCCAAGTCCCAGCGCGATCTGTTCTAGCTCCTCCGATCGTCCGATCACTGGATCGATCTTGTTCTTCTTGGTCTGTTCGTTGAGATTGGTAGTGTATTCTTTGAGAGCTTTTTCCAACTGTGAGTCATTGGCTGGCATTTCCTCGTCAGGTGCTTCTGAGTTGATGAACTCAGCAAACTTATCTTTGTCTATGCCGCCTTTGGTAACATAGTAGACAGCGTATGATCTCTTTTCGCTGAGAGCCGCTAGGAACACATCTACCAACTCTATGTTCTGCCGGCCACTGAACAGGACCTGCGTGAACGCTCGGTTAAGCACACGTTCTACGGCCTGTGTTTTCTTGGGTTTGAAATTCTTAGTAGGTTCTGCGATCTTGATCTCAGTGAGATTGTTTTTTAGATAGTGTTCTAGGGAAACTTTGATATAATCGGCATCGGCACCAAAGTTAGATATTAGGTCGTAGAACTTTTCTTCGCAGAACATCGCAAAGATCAGATGTTCTAGAGTTACGTATTCGTGGTCTAGTTTTTTGCAGTCACTGACGGCTTTTTCGAATACTGAGGTAAGTTGATCACTGGGTTCTACCATGGTTTTTCCTATTATGTTGAGTATTTTTTCTTTATGGCTTTTAGCACTTCTACATCTTCGGGGGACAGCTTTGGATTAGACAAACTGAGATTTATATAGAGATTCCCCCGCCTTGCTGAATTGACCGCAGGTAATCCGTGGCCTCCGCAGCAGAGGTTGCCGTCTACTGAAAAATTCTGCGGTACGGTTACTTCTAAGATTTTCTTATCCAAGGTTTCTACTTTTATGGTACCGCCGACGATGATATCGAGTATATTGGTTTTTACGGTAGTGATAATGTCTGCTCCGTTCCTCACGAATTTTTCATGCGGCAGCTCTCTGATCACTGCGACTAGATCACCTCGAGGAAGACCGGGGATGCTGTCATCGCCCAGCCCACCAAATCTTATATTATCTCCGTTTTTTACACCTGCCGGAATCTGCAGTTCGATGTATTGATCTCTTCCAGATGGTAGCTGTATGTTACCGACCACTGATTTACCAGTAAGCACTTCCTCTAACGTCATTTGGACAGTGATGTTTATGTGGCGATTTTTCTGTGGTTGCCTGCGCATGCCACCGAACCCAAACTGCGCAAATATATCATCGAATCCGCCAGGACCCGAATGGAAATGAAATTGGCGCATTTCGGGCATTGGATTATCATATTGCTGCCGTTTTTGGTCGTTGCCTAGGATATCATAGGCTTCTTGTATTTTTTGGAAAGAGGCAGTGTCACCTCCTCGGTCCGGATGATGTTTAGCAGCCAATTTTCGATAGGCTTTTTTGATATCATCCTGTGAAGAATTCCTGTTAACTCCTAATATCTGATAATAGTCTGTCATAGATTAAAAAAGGTATAGTATACTGTAATTATACTATACCTTTCCAGTGATGTCAAGATTATTTTTTCTTGGCGTCTTCGATCTTGGTCCCTTCGAACTTTTGACGAACTTTAACCGTGGTGCAGTTCTGCTTTGGTTGCTTGGTTTTTGGATCGATCACAGGTTTACCATCTTTGCCCTGTACATCTACACAGACTTTTTTAGTTTCCGGCTCTTCTTTTTTAGCTTCAGCAGCATAGGACGAAACGGCCATCATACCTGCGAAAATACCTACTAATAATGCTTTCATGAGTTGCTCCTTATAGTTCTGGTTCGGCTGCCTGAGGTACACGTTTGGGAGCAGGCGCAGCCGACATCCTACTCACAGGTACTGAAATGTTTCCTTTGCTCATCCACGCAGTAACACCCATATATGCTCCAACTACACCTGCTTGTGCGATATAAAACAGTCCGAGGAGATCAGCTAAGGCTGCTACGCGGCTTTCAGACACCACAGGAAGAAATAGTATTATAGTAAACACGATCATGGAAATCATGGCCATCCAGGCCATACGTCTGTGTGCGTCTGCTTTTTCTTCTCTTAATTCTAGTTCTAGCATTTCTTGTGCATTGTCGATTTCGTTGTCGCTGACTGTTCCGTCCCAGTCGCTGTCATACTTATTATATCTAGATTCTCGACAAAGTTTTTTCTGTACCATGATTTCGCTCCGTCATTTGATCTGCTCTAAAACATAGGTTATAGGCCTACTATATTTGACCATCACTGTTTTCTGCGTATAGTAATCGACGAACACTATGCAGTCTTCTTTTTTTTCTGTGAATTTGCTGACTTCTACCACGTAAGTATCGTTGCCCAACCAATATGTGAGTTTGGCCCTCGATCTAAAAAGTCGAGCCCACCAAGACAGCTTTTTCGATTCCTCGCTCATTTCTTGGCTTCTTCTTTCTTTTCGGGCTCGTAGTATTCTTTATACTTGATGATGATCTGACGCTGTGCAGCGATCATGTTTCTCAATTCTGCAATGGTCACAGATAATTGTTCGTAGCCATTATCTGTTAATCCTAATAAAACGATGTCAGTGTTTGACTCTTTTAATTTGGCCCATATCTGATCGGCGTTTTCTGGAGTGATGATTATCCATTCGATGGGTTTAGCTGTCACAGGATTAGGAAAAGGAATATCTAATCTCGTTCGTTCCACTGCCTTGGTCTGTATCTCGACAGGTTTCACCCTCTCTCCAAAGAGGTTACCAAAGCTGGCACAGCCTGTGAGGCTACTGGCCAGGAGCAGGCTTATAATTGGGGTTCGCAAGTGTTGGACATTCACGGTTTATCTCACTGGATGTTGTTGCACGTAGTTCTTGTTCTGTGTGTGGTGCACCAGATGCTAGTTCTAGACATCTTAATGCTCGAGCAGTTCCTCTATTTACAGCACGTTCTACTACTTCGGGTTTTTCAGCAGCTAGAGCACCAAAGTCTCTGGCCTCACCTTTGGCATTTACTGAAAATCTGTTTTGTAGCTGTGCTACTTCTTGACGTTGGCGATCTGCTTCTTTAGCCAGATCCTGATTGATAGTCTGTATCTGTGCGACGTCAGCTTTCATTTGCTCCATGAGAGCCTGCTGTGCCTGAATACCTTCTTCTAGCTTTTTGTTGTTCATTTCACTGACAGCTAGGTCAGCACGTAGACCGGTGATATAATATATGCCGCCTGCTAGTATAACAACGATTATCAGGGCTACTATGGCTTTTATCATTCCACCGATACCAAACATCTTTAGACTCCAAACATCTTAAGGCATTTTTCATATTTCATGATGCGATCTTCCATACCGATGGTTCCGCCGTTGATACGTTTGCTCATGGTTACGATATCTCGGCTATCAGCGAATTTGTTAAGATTGTTCTGTTCCCAGAACCAGCAGGCGCTCTGTACAGCACCCTCGAAAGTCTGTAAGTATTCTGGAATCTCTTCTAAAGGGGTATCGATGCTGGCAGCGAAGATAGTATAGTTGTTCTTGCCTGTGAGCTGGATCAGACCACGTCCTAGATAACGGAATCCATCACCGCTGGCCTCGTCACCGTTGCCCATGCGATTGGCATAGACTCTGTTAGCGATCTTTTCTGGTTTCTTTTCATATTGAGCTGCCAGCTCGTCTGTGGGGAAATATTTAGGAAATACTTTACGCAGGCTGGCCGCCTTGTAGTTTAGATTTTCTTTGAGAAATTTAAAATAACCACTTTCGTGTGCGCACTGTGCCAACCATGCTGCCACACGCTCTGGTGTGTTGATCTCATATTCAGGCAGTATTTGGCACAGCGCATTGTACCAGTAATCTAGATAAGGATTGTTTCCTATCAATGCTTGCAGATGTTGTTTTTTAAAATCGAAAGTAAATGACATTATATTTTCTCCATTATCACAGCATGATCTCTGTGTTCGAACATGAACTTTGTACCCATCTTAGTTATGTTATAGTTACCGATGTATTTGGTTAGGAACATGATTTCGGCCATATCATAGTAGTCTACTGCGATCTTATCTGTCAGCGACTCTAGGATAGTCTTGGTCTTGCCTGATTCCAGTATTTTAAATTTTAAGGGTTCGGCGAAAACTTTCTTGAATTCTATGACATCATCTATCACAGTTAGGCTTTCTAGCATGCTCTGCGAGAAAAAGTTATCGTAATTCTCTAGCTGTCTTTCTTGTATGGTAGTTTCATAGCTTACTGGATCAGAGGGAATAGTCTCTTCGAGATTGATCTTGTTGGCTTCGATGCTGTTGAAGCTCTTATAGTACCTAAACTTGAAATTTTCTATACCAGCTAATTTACCTACTCCGTACAAGAGATTTTCGATATTCTCTGAGATGTGTTTGTCTCGTTCTATTTCGACGAACACTTTATATTTTCCGTTGCGCATTTCTCCAGGACTCTTGTCAGCATCTAAGACGAACTGATAACCCTTCTCGACAAAGTCCACTAGGTCGTCAGCGGGATGCTCGCTCTCGACGGTGAAGCTCAACACGACCACATCCTTGTCGTCGCCCATCTTAGATTTGTATTGGTCGACTTCGAATATATGGCTCAACAGATTTCTGAGATCACCGGCTTGTAGGCTGTCCTCATTGAGCAGCATTTGGTTCACCTCCAGGGGTTTCCATATCCTGTACCATCTCTCCTTCAGGCGGTGCTTGCAGCTCGGGCGCAGATTTTTCTGTTTCTATCTCATCCATGAGCTTGCTGTGATATCCTCTGAATATCTCTAAGACCAGTTTCTTCGGCATGGCGATTTCTACGATCCATATAGGAAACTCGTCTAGCTTGCCTTTCTTGGTACCCGGGCGTATGTCATCGGGGTCCTTGATCTTCCTAGGCTTTATTAGCGTGTCTTTGATATATTTGACATTGCAGCCATATTCGCCTAGTCTTTTTGCGGCCTCGGGATTGGGCATCTTTTCTTTAGGCCACATGAAACTACAAGTGATCCAATGGCGATCCATCTTTGGTCCGACCACTAGCTCACCATCTCTCCAGTTTTCGAACACATAAAGGTCGAGCTCGTCAAAGACTCTTTCATAGTCCTTGAGGATATTTAGAGAATTTTCATCGTTGTAGATGGTATCTACGTTTTTGATGATCTCGAGAATGTCTTGCATTTTTTGATTTTCCTGTGACATTTTATTTATCTTTGCCGTTTTGATAGAGTATCAGTTATATTTTTTCTTAGATTGTTAAATATTTTGGTAGGACCTCTCTGAGTTGTCCTACTGTGATATAGACAACTTGACGTCCTACGCCTCAAAAGGAGAGCAGTTAATGACGACAAAGAGAGCCAAGAAGCGTTTTAAAGCAGATTTAAGCGTCGTAGAGTATCAGAATTTTAGGCACACAAATCAAACATTACTTCCACAGAAAAAACAACATGTACATGTTGCTCCCCGTAACAGCAATCAGCACAAATATCTACATAAATTATTAGATCAGTCCAAAAACATAGTTTTCGCGATTGGTCCCGCTGGCACAGGTAAAACACTGATAGCGTGCCAAGTCGGCGTTAAGCTTCTCAAAGAAGGAGCGATAGATAAAATCATAGTGACTAGACCTGCTGTTTCGGTGGATGAAGATCATGGATTCCTTCCGGGAACGTTACAGGAAAAGATGGAGCCCTGGACTCGCCCGATTTTCGATGTTCTATCAGATTATTACTATTCTAGAGACATCGAAAATATGATCCGTGAGGGAGTGATCGAGATCAGCCCTTTAGCGTACATGAGGGGTCGTACGTTTAAGAAATCTTATATCATTGCCGACGAAATGCAGAACGCTACGCCCAACCAGATGAAAATGCTGTTAACTCGTCTCGGTGAAGGCTCTAAGATGGTCGTGACTGGAGATCTGCGACAGGCAGATCGATTAGAAGATAACGGTCTCATAGATTTTTGCAGGAAGCTAGAAGACCGCAATCTAGATTGTCTCGACATCGTGGAATTCGAAACTGGTGACATCGAACGGCATGAAGCCGTCAAGGAGGTCCTAGAACTCTACGGTGACTGACAGAAGTATTTAAAACTCTCAGCTAGAAGACTAGCTGAGAGGTTATTCGAGGTTCCTAGCCAATCTTATCAGGGTGGCTGCTAGATTTATTTCAGCATCTGCGACCAGTGTATGATCGACTAGGCCCTGTTTGATGATCAATACTGCTTGATCCTGTGCAGCCTCATCCTTGCCAAAGAGGCTGACATTGTCATACATCCATCGATAGATGTCCTCCATCTCTTCAGGTCTGGCTTGGCTACACAGCAATTTCCTAGCATCCGCGATTTTGTTTTTCTTGAACAGTTCTACCATTTCTACCCTATAATCAGTGCTGACGCTGTCAGCGTCTGGCGCATGCAATTTTCCATCTAGGCTGTTCATCTGGATATTGTTGATGCATTTTCTGAGGTCGGAATAGGTACCTTTGACATAGGTATCCAATGTGTCGAGATCGAATTCGATGCCTTCCTGTACTAGAATAGTAGCAGCTCGGGCGGTAAATTCAGTGAGATCGGTCCTTTCGACGTGAATCTGCTGGCAACGACTGTGAAGTGCAGGTATGATGCGATTGGGATAGTTACAGGTAAGGATGAATCTCACAGAGTGACTGTATTCTTCCATGAGATTTCGCAGGGCAGGTTGCACGCTTTGTGGATTAAGATAATCGGCTTCGTCTAAGATCACAACTTTGAATTCGCCGAATGGCATGGTCTGACAGAATCCAGTGAGCTTGTCGTTGAGCCACTCAATCCTGCGACCATCTTTACTGGCATTAGCTACGAGCACGTCTGTGTCTTGTACGCCTAGCTCGTTGACTAATATTTTAGCTAGAGTAGTTTTACCCACTCCGGCGTTACCAGAAAACAGTAGGTGAGGAATTGCGCCTTCCTTGATCCAGGATTCGATCTGAGACTTTTGGCGCTCATCTTTAAACACGTAACCATCTAGGGTTTTCGGCCTATATTTTTCTACCCATAATTCTTTCATTTTTTACTCTCCGCATCTACCACACGCTGCCTCAGTTCTGTGGTGGAAAAACTGTGTCGCCTTCTGTTAAAATGTTTGCCCATTGGCAGGTCGAATCCTGTAAATTGTTTGTCTAGGTATTCTTCACCTAGTATTCTAACATCTATGGGATATGATTGCAAGATATCCAGCAGTTCTTTTTCTGTGGCATACGGTACGATTTCGTCGACATACTTACAGGCCTGTAGCTGCACGAATCGTTCGAACACTGATTGCACTGGCGTGTTTTTCCATTCTCGATCGATGGTTGGGTCTGTTTGCAAACCTACGATAAGATAGTCGCATTTGGTCTTAGCCTCCTTGAGCATCATGATATGCCCAGCGTGGAAGAGATCAAAGGTGCTGCAGGTGAAACCGGTCTTCATATACTTCCTCTTCTATCTGTCTGCGGAAAAAGTTCTTCTGGAGTAGTCATGAATTCTTATTAAATAGATTGAGGAAGATATTTTTTATCAACAGCTCGAATCTCTGTTCTTACGCACCGCGTATCTATGTATATATGGGCGTGATCTTCAGAAAGTAATTTAGACATAAATGTAGTATCGATGATATTTCGGCATTCTTGTTCACTGTGGAAATAACCTTGATACTGTATCATTTCACAGTTTTTCACAGACAAGTCTCTGCAAATTATTGCGACAGGAATAAAAATAGTTATTATTTCTATCATTGAAAAATTTCCTCTTCTAGATAGCGTTTAAGTTCTTTGTCTGTAGGTTCTACAGCATAATTCTGTTTGAAAAAGATCTCATAGCTGTCTGAACCGTATTTTCCGATACCATACAGCGCCGTGGCATCTCTGCCGTCCCAGGTCATAAAGTCTTTGGTCATACCAATCAATCTCTTGTATCGAACATTGACCATGCCCAAGGGAGCTATGATAGTTTTGACGAAATTTTCGTCAGCGTCTAGGAACACATGGGGATTAGGGAACCAATACAGAAATTCTGGTAAGCAGGTCTTTACGGGCTTCCTTCCAGTTTGATTCAGCATGATGACCCCAACCATATGTTCCCATGCGTTGGAGATCTGCTGTTGGACCATAAGGTCATCGCGTAGTGGTGTGAACATAGTTAGATTTTACACTAAATTTAAGAAAAGTCAATGGGATTTTTAGTCTTTGAGCAGATACTTTTCCAGAGACGGTGGCTGCCAACCTTCTGGCTTTAGAACTTTTCCATCTCCCCGTTTTATAACTTTTTTGGTATCTGGATTGATTTTAGCGAAATTCGTTCGCATTACTTCGTTCCAAGCACCTTCCCCATCTGCGCCCATGCTGTGGATAGCACCTACAGTGACTACTAGGATGTCTATGAGAGCATCAAGCTGTTCTATGCGATCGTTTTGATTATGGGCCTGCATGAGCTCAGCGACTTCTTCTTTGATCAGTTTATAGTACATTTCGTACTGTCTGGTATTTTTTTCGCCCACGGTTTGATCGCAGGCTGCCATGAATGTAGCTTGATCTTGGAATGGATTGGTCATGCCAGCACCGCCGATTTGGGCTCTTCATCGCTCCACATCATCACGGCTTCGTGATCGATCATCCTTATGGTGATCTCTTCTTCCTGGTCTTCGGGCACGTATTTGATACCTCGTGTCCAACGACCGTGCTCGACTAGGACCCAATCACCTACCGAATACTCGTCTACGTTGTCCGGACCTTTGGCTAGCACACGACCCCAGCGTGGATGCACTCCAAAATCTCTGCCGTCATCACCGGGTATGATTAAACCGCCTAGAGTCCTCTGTTCTCCAAAGTTCATTTCCGAGACCATGACTTTCTTGCCCAAGGGTTTGATGTTTCCTCTAACTGCCATTTATTTTACCTTTCCAGCCTTTTTCTCGGCTTCTGCATAAAAATCTTTGAGTATTTCTTCTCTTTTACGAACGATTTTACCACCTGGCCCTAGTTCGTCGCCGCGTGCATTTACTCGCACGTTCCCCGCAGCAGGAGTAAGCTCATTGCGTTGTCGTAGTAAATCCATGTCTACGATCTTTCCGTTGGCAGATCTGTAGATTTTTTTAGGTTTTTCTGGTTGTACCATTTTAACATCTCCTTAATATGTGTACTTATCTCAAGAAATCGCGCCAGTCTAAATTATATTTTATGCTGTCTATCTTGTGTATTCCTAGCAAAAAGAGCAGGTAGCTCGAGACACTGGATCCTCGTCCTACACCCCAGACTACGTTGTTTTTCCTACAAGTGTCTGTGAAATACTTTAGCCATCTTAGTAAATCGATCATTCCTCTAGATCTAAATTCTTCTAGTTCATCTTTCATGCGCTGATAATTTTGTTTTGGACAGACGCTGATTAGATATCCCTCTATGTCTAGAGTCTTGTATTCTTCAGGCATCCACCAATTCGACTGCAGTATCTTGTCAAAGTCGTTTATAGAAATGCCCGGATCTTTATAGATGTTCAGTTGACCTATATGCTCGATATATTGTCTGATTTCGGGATCGTCGCCGTTGACTAACACATCGGAGAAGTCTTTTCCCTGATAAAGGAAAGTGATCAGATCCTGAGAATCATAGACGGCAAGCCCGTACTCGTCGATTTTCATACTGCTAGTTTAATCGATTTTGATTAAACTGTCAAGATCTGTGTCGCGTTTTTGGTATTCTTCCTGCCAGACTTTGGCTCTTCTCGCTGCCAGTTCCGATTTGTAGATATCTAAAAACAGAGTGATCTGATACTGCACAGCAGGGTTAGTAGCCTGAAAATATTTTTTGCTGAGATCTTGTATCCTGTTTTCGATCTCAGCATCTTTGAGCTGGCTATAATCTTCAGACAATGGATGGAACATGATTATTCCGTTAAATCAACACCATTAGTCCAGTTTAATCCGTTCCACTTTAAGGTCTGTCCGATAGTCACTGGGCTTACGAATTGTACATTTAATAGGTCGTCTAAGCTGTTGCCAGTAGTTGCGCCGGCAGCATTTCCAGGTGAACCAAACCTACATCCATTGCTGCCGATGCAGAACCATCTACCTCCCATATACATCATTGTAGCTGATTGCCCCGCTCGATCAAACATGATTATTCCAGCTGATCCGTTGTTCCATGCAGAATTCACTACCTGCACTTCTAAAGAACCTGCGCCAATCATTCCGATGATAAAGACCTGACCATCTTCGCCCGCTGGTAATATTCCGGTCTCAGATCCTGAAACAAATGAGTACGCCGCAGACTTAGTAAGATCAAAAGTTCCTTGATTGTTGTGTTCGTTGACACCTAGAGTTATTTTTTCTGCAACATTTAATGCTCCAGCAACATTAGCGTCGTCGCCGACATTGAGTTTTTTAGATATACCAACTCCGCCACGAATCTGTAAAGCACCTGTAGTCGCAGTCGCCGAATCAGTGGTATCTTGAACTATACCGCCATTGACCAATGGATCTGCGACGCTCCATTTACCACCACCGTCGCTGATCAATGTTAAAGAGTTGTAATTTATATTGATGATCTTGTTTACAGCAGCACCATTGATAGTACCACCATTCCTATCGATAGTGATATTATTTGTAGCAGCGTTGCCATTATCTATTACAGTGACATACATTCCTGCAGTTGATTCAGCGACACTAGGAAGAACGATGGTCACTGGGCCAATCACAGAAGTATCGACTGATATCCTTTGATTACCGATAGACTTATATTTTTTATTGATAACTTTAACGTCGCCATTGTTTACAGAGATCGGGTAAGCCGCACCATAAAGTGAAGTATCAACTCCTGCAGGTTCTTGTGCGTAAAAGTATAAAGGACTGGGGGTATCTTCTGTGACTATTATTTCTGTGTATGATCCTGAAGTTCCTGCTATTCCGATATTAGATACTAGGGTAGTATAAGGAGTTATGCTTGTAGGATTTAATATATCTGGTGTTGTAGAGAACTTTAAAGTCTTATTTTGATTACTAGGATCTGTAGTATTAAATCTATAAGTAGTATCTTTTTCGAAAGTTATAGTTGTTTGATTCCCTAGGTTGTCCTGTAATTTTGCATTATCAAAATAAAATACCGGTTGGTTACCTGATCCGTCGTCGTCGATAGTAACAGTGAAATTAATCACGTTGCCTGTAGATAGATTGGACCATTTTTGCGTATTCGAATCATATCTCAGTGTATCTCCTTGGCCGGGATTAGATATTTCGACATCGCCGATGGCATCCAGACTGGCCACTGTTACACCAGTCAGCGAAGCAGACGCTGTTCCTTGTACTACGAGATTACCTTCGATGACCACATCTTTTTCGAACACAGAGTCACCCTTGACATCCAGAGAAGTTCCCGTGGACTTTGAAAGAGTCATAGTGTCTGCAATAGTGGCTGTGCCAGTAACTGACAAAGCCGTGGTGCTTAAAGCGCTATTACCAGCTGAACTAGGCGCCGAAGGATTATATATACCCAGGTATCTAGCATATACTAGGCTGCCATTAGTTTTGGTCCAAAATTCGTAGACTTTGATGTCGGGACCGATCAGTTGACTCGATGACATACCTCTAGTAACGACCTGTACTGTTTGTCCACCAGATTGTCCAACTTCGGTGTATGTGGTTTCTTGATCATAGGATATAGTACCAGAACCGTTTATCCTGAATGTAGCTACGTGAGAAACATCAGTGGTCGAAAACAGTGCTATTCTCAGGGAAGCATATCCGTCTGACTGTGGCCAACCTTCTAACACGAAATTTGTGTTTTTATCTAATCTAAATTCTTGATAACTACCATTGATGAAATCTACGATTTGATCTGCGGTACTAGGAGTTGTTCTAGTGAAAGATTCTTGTACGCAGTTTACGAACTTGGCCTGCTTGATGATGTTACCGTTGAAATCGTTTTCATCGTTGATCTTAGCAGTGGTCGATTGCAGTGTAGATATCTCTTCTTTGGCAGTCTGGAAACTGTCCTTGATCACAGAAAAGTTATCACGGAATCCCTGGCTGGGGTTATCTACGCCCGTTCGGGGGAAACTCTCGTCGATGTCTTCGTAATTGATGTTGCTGGCCATTTTTTATCCTCTATGTGCTATTTATACATTATACTGCTGGCTATTGAACTTTATAAACTGTTCCTGGCTGTTTTCCATAGTAGCATCAACGATCAATCTATCGATTTCGTAATCTAGCTCTGAAAAGTCGAATCCCGAATTTTCGATGTTTTCTAATATGTAATCACCGTCACCGGGATTGCAATAACATATAGGGA